CCCAACGTCTTTGCCATCACCTTTTGACACCACGCCCTTCTTCTCCATCTCGGCACGCGCTGCGTTACGTTTTGCACGATTGGCGATCTGCTCGGGCTTGCCTTGGTAGTTAGCGTACTCTTGCTTGTAGTTGCGTGGCATGGTGATTCCTCAGTAAAGACCTTCGAGATAAGGCCGCTTGTAGTTTGGCCCCTTCGCTATTTTCCCATGCTCGTTGAAGATGGGGAAGCCCTCGTCGTTGAACTTGCTCCAGTTGGACCGTGACACTGCATCCACAGCGTCTGAGGTCTTCATGCCTGCACAGTGGCCAACGCCCACAGAAGTGACGATCTGGTCGGCCAGCGAGTCAAGAAACTCTTTGCGGTCAACAATCTCAGCACTCTCCATGTTCGCCTTGAGGCGATCAGCCAGCAGCACCAGCTCATAGCGCAGGTTTGTCCACGTGGCGTTGAGCTTGACCGCGTCCAGCATCTCGATGAACTCCTCGACATGGCAGCCGAGCTGCACGTTCAGGTTCTCTGGCGTGGGGTCAGGGCGAGCCCTGCGGTGCCACAACTCAATGCTGTCAATGCTCATCTTCGTCATCCTCTTCTATGCTTTCTTCAAGCAACACCATCTTCGCTATGTCAAGACAACCCAATGCGGTCGGCAGCAGTAAGGTGTCGTCGTATTTGTGCACAACTGCAATGATCTCGTCCACCAGCCCTTGTGCTAGCTTACCTGAGAAGTTCATGCTGCTGCTCCCAAGACGGCGAGGGTGATCTTACTCTGCGAACGGGCTGATGTGCCCGTCAGGCTGTCGATGAACCGTGGGTGGTTCAGGTTAACGATCAGGCACTGCATCTGTCCCGGTGCATGCTTGGGGCAGCCCTTGAACATAGTCACTCGCTCACGGCGACGCAGCAGTGCGCTCTCATCTTCCAGTTCCCGTTCAATGCGGTCAAGCCCGTCACGCTTGGTCTTGAGCCACTGCCGCAGGCGGTCAGCGTTGATGGATACTGAGCTTCCCGGCATAACAGTTGTCTTGTCGTCGTATACGATTTTAACCCTAGCCACAGCCCGCTCAGGGGCTGGCAATGTGACCTGCTCCACGCCCGAACCGTATTTTTCTTTGCACTCCACCAACTGGTCGTTGTGTTCAGCGAGGAATTGGCCGATGATGTCGAACACATCGGTCTTGCTGTCAATGGCAAACTGCCGTGTCTTCTTGACGTGCTCAATCAGGTACTGGATGGTGCCCTGCACATCGAAGGGGAACAGGCCGAGCTTCTGGCCAATACGCCCCATACCCCATGCAGCGATGATGGCTGTGCGATAGAAGCGCTCCTGCGGCTCAAACACGAAGCCAAAAGTCTTGGTGAACGAACGCTCCGCTGCTTCCCACACAGCCTTCTGGCCACCGTTGTCGAGCACAGCCTGCACCAGCTCAGGGAAAGCCCAGCCGTTGTTCTCGGCCATGATGTCGAAGAACTCATAGCCATCGCTCTTGCCGTCTTCGCGGGTAGCGACAAACGTGCGGTCATGCTGTGGCAACTCTAGGCACCGAGCCTTGAGCGGGTCGTTGCCAGCTTGCGCGGATTCAAACTTCTGGTGGGACGATATGTTCGTTGTAATCAGTGTTGGGCCACCCCATGTCGCTGGGTCACGCAGGTCACGGTCTTTGGTCAGCGATGACTTCTCACGACCCATGCTCAACTGATACGTTATGTCAGCCATTTCTCTGTCGTCTGACGCTGTCATCTCGTCGATGCAGCACGGCAAATGGTTGAGCACACCACGCTGCTTGTACAGCGCGTTCATGGTGTCCTTCTGGTTGAGGAACAGTGGCTTGGGAGTGCCGATCAGGCTGTTGGCCGCGATCAGCGCCAGTGTCTTGCCTGTAGTCGTTTCTGTCGAGTAAATGGATACCACGATGGTAGCGTTGCCCGCCGCCGACCCGATGATGCCTGTACACGCAAGCAAGACGGCGGAGCGTATCGTCTCAGTACCCGGACGGTTCAGCATGTCCATGCCGCGCACCCACTCGTCACGGGAGCCATGGGCACCGATCAGATCAGCAAACGACTTAGCTGGGCCACGAAGGCGTGTGTCGATACCGCTGTGCCCAGCGCCGAGCAGCACTTCGCCGCACATGAACGAGCCGTCTTTCTGCCAACCGAAGCTGACAAAGTCTTGGCCTGTCGGTGCTTGCTTTTGCACCATTGATAAGTAATCCATTAAGTAGCCTCTCAGTTTTTCTTGTTGGGGAATGCTCTTCATAAAGACCTGACGATTCAGCAAGAAGCCGCTGAAGTCTTTGCCTATGGAAGCCAGCACTGAAATCTCATGCTCTGTCTCTTTCCAGCCTGTCATCGGGTACTTAACCAGAAGTTTGAATGCTGCCTTGCCGCTCTCGTTGTCGTTGTACACACCCGTAATGTGCATCTCGTACTGGCTCACGTGGTCTAACTCAACAACTTCCTGAGCCACGTCGTTGCCGTTAGCGTCAGTCGTCGTTATCTCTGTCTTGATCTCGCGGTAAATCTGGTTGTTCTGCAACACGTATGTTGGCGGCAACGTCAGCACAACTTCTTCGCCTTCGTCGTTCTCAATGGCCACCTCAGTGACGACTGACAACTGCGCAGGGCTTGTGATCTTTCCACGGCTGGGGCACCCTTCGCAACCCTTGGCGCACAGTTGCTCAAATTTGGCGCAGGTCGTTGGGCCTGTACCATTCCAGCCGTTGATCTTGTCGAGGCTGCCGTTGAGGTCAAAGTCCTTGTGCTTGCCAGCGAGCTTGATGACTGCTTCGCTTACATCGGTACAGTGCTTAGCAAGCCCAAGAGAAGCCCGCCAGAGAGGCTCAGGAACGTCACGGCCAGCAGCGTCAAGCACGCCTCCTGAGTCGACCAACGCTTTGACCTGATTGCATCTGGAGGCCACTGCGTCAAGGACGACGTCGTTGCTGTTGAGTACGGCATCAAGTATCGAGGACTTGCCGCCTTTGCGCGGTGCTGTGGCCTTGGCCGCAACTGTTGCTGCCTTACCGAACCACGGCTTGAGTGTGCCGAAGAGCGCAACTGCATCGTGGTCTGGGCAATCCGCAACACACCGGACATCTTTCCATGGCTGTTGCTTTTTGTGGTGCGTTCCGACTGGTCGTAGCACCATGGACGGGTCGTGAATCTTTGAGGTATCAATTTCAACTCCATGCTCTTCGAGCGCAACGCGCAACGCTGTGGATGCCTTGACCCAGTGTGCTTTGCTGATTGGTTGAGTGAGTGGCCAGTACAGGTGAATGCCGTTACCAGACGAGATGACCATGGGCGGTGGCGTACCGATTTTCTTCAGTGCCTCCTTCATGACGCCCCAGCCCTCTTTCTGTGTGGCGTACGGCTTGTCTGCGCCGATGTCGAGGTCAAGGGCCAGAGCCTTGAACCATGTTGCGTGTTCTTGTTTGCGGTACCACTTCTGTTTGCCGTCATCGGTGTAGCCGTGACCTGCAAATGCACCCACGCCGAAGTAGACCGTGGTGTTGGGCTCTGAGTCCCAATTCGATATAGCTGCTACAGCATCGTCGATGTTCGTAAATGAGCCTCTGTTCCAAAAGAAACCACGTGGGTTCTTACCACTTGGGTCTGGTTTGTGGACGCTGATAACGAGTTCGTCGAGCTGGGCAAAGACGCGAGTAAAAAAGTGTTTGGTGTCCAAGACTTGCCCCTAGATGAAAAACCCCGGCCTTAGCCGGGGGGTTTGTTTTCGAGAATTCTATTACTCGTCAAACAAGCTGTCGAGCTTTGCAGCCAATTCATCCGACGCTTTTACTGGGGCAACTGTGGGCTTGGCCTTGGGTTGCGTAGAAACAACAGGTGCCGGGGCGGCTGCTTCTTCCTCGTATGCGTCGTCTACGGCTGGCGCTGCGATAGCAGTCTGGGTCTTTGGAGCTGCGAGAGCTGGCCCTGCTGCCTGTGGTGCCATTTGACGAGTCGCCACTTTAACAGAGTCGCTTTCGAGCAAAGTGTCGACACGGTTGATGGCTTTCTCTGGCACATAACCCTTCTGCTTGAAGGTGATTTTGGGGAAGCTGGCTGCATCGTCAAAGCCCAACTCGGTCACGACTTCTTCTGGGCCAATGCCGTAGTTGCCGAGTTCCTTGAAATACTCGCGCAAGGCTTTCATTCCGCTCACAGGCACAGTCAGGCTGTAGACCTTCGTGGGGTCGGCGGCAGCCACAACAGCAAGGTGACGCTGGTCAGCGCACATCTTGGACTTGGCACCAGACGGCAGAATCTTGGAGCCTAGCACGTTGTTGGGGCAGTCAGCGCAGGCGCTGTGAACAGGAGAGTCAATGCTTGCATCAGCCTTCAGACCATCGTTAGACCAGCAGTCAGGGCGGATGTTTTCAGCCGAGGCGTCGAACGCTTTGGCGTAGAACACTTTGGACACGCGGGGGTTGGCACCCACAATGATAGTATCGAGCGTGACACCCACGGTGGTCTCAACGCCCTCTTCATTCAGGCGATACCGACCGGCACGGATGCTGATGCGTGGGATGCTGATGCCATCACTGACGATGGCCGAGGCCACGCTGGACTTGGTGCCTGCTTGTTGGCGGGCTGCGATTCGCGCTGCAATGTGCGCTGGGACGTTTGCGATCATGTTGCTCACTTGTTTACTCCTTAGATTGCGCTTTGCGCATGTTGAACACTTGTACCGATGAGAAATTTACCCCCGGTGGGGGCGCACCGTTAGCCTCGATGTAACTCTTGACTCCCGTTTTTGACGCACGGGACTCAACCATGTCCCAAGCATCGTGCTCTTTGCAAAAGCTGAAGAACTCTTCACGAGAGCCAACAGTTGCTGTGTGGTGGGTAGACCAGTAGGCCGTACCATGTGGAGTCTTGACTGTCTCCAGCCCGTCCTCTTGCGCTTTGGCAGAAATCCAGTTTTCTAGCGCCACAAGTTTTTCAGTAAGTGCAGCCTTGGCTGTTTTGTGTGCTCGTTCGAGACTGTCAATCTCGCTGCGAACTTGTATGTACCGCTCTGCGGCTATGTCGTAGTTCATTCAGTTACCTCGTTTCTTACTCGTCACTGTTGATGCCTTGCACCAGTGTCAAAAATTCCGCAAGTGTGTTTTTCTTTGCGCGGAGCCTGCGGTACAGCTCTGCCTCAAAGCCGGTGGCCCAGATGTGCCACACAGTCGTTTTGCCAGTCGTTGTCAACCGGCGAATCCTCGCATTGGCTTGCTCGTATTGTTCAAGTGAATAAATTGGGGCAAACCAAATGATGTCCTTGGCGCGTGTCAGAGTCAAACCGTGCGCAGCAACCTTGGGGTGAGCCAACAAAATCTGTGGCCTGTCCGTGTGCTGGAAGTCGTTGAATATCTGGTCACGATCCTTTTTGCTCGTATCACCATTGACCATCGCAACATCAAAACCATCTGCTGTCAGCTTATCCCTAAGCCAAACTTGCACACCCTTGAGTGGCACGAAGATGATCGCTTTGTCACCGATCTCTGTGAGTAATTCCGTAAGGGTATTATACCGCTCTGAGGCGTCGATGGCAATCGTAGTGTCGTCTCCGTACACCACACCGCAGCTAATTTGCAACAGTTTGCTCAACATCACAGCAGTGTTCGCTGCGGTCACTTCACCCGCTGCAAAAATAGTCACGGCTTTGTCCTTCATGTCTTTGAAGGCTTTCTCTTGCTGCTTGGTCAACTCAGTCTTGCGGCCAACGAAGTTGGTGTCAGGCAAGTCCTTACACTCGTCCAGCGAAAACCGAATCGACGGCTGCAACACCTTGCGGCATGTCTCCAATGCGTCATGGCGCGGCGTCCATTTGAACGTCGTCACTTTCTGCATCACCAAGTCTTTGAACGTGGTAAAGCTCTTGGGGCAGCTTGGCGAGTCAACGAGTCGCGCCAGCGTCCACGCATCGGCTGGAGTCTGAGAGATGGGCGTGCCCGTCAGCATCCACAGCCATGGTTGGTTCTTCGTCATCCACTTAGAGAACATCTTGTACCGTTGCGAGCTGGGCGACTTGAGCGCCGTAGCCTCGTCGTAGATCACCACGTCAAAGCCAGTCAGTTCAGCTTGCATATTGGTGAACCCGTCATGGTTGATGATGACGTACTGCACACCGGGGGTGTTGAGCAGGTCGATGCGCTTTTGCTTTGTCCCTGTACACACAACAAACGAGCGATGTGGCAGGTGGTGCTTGAGCTCACGACCCCATACAACCTTCACGGTGGACAGCGGAGCAATGATGAGCACCTTGCGTGCAATGCCTTCGTCCAGCAAGAAGTCCGCAGCCCACAAAGAACTGATGGACTTACCTGTACCCGGCGCGTTGAGGCACAGAGCACGCTTGTGCATGGTCAAGAACGCCGCAGTCTCTTTCTGGTGATCCATCGCCGTAAAGCGTCCGGGCCAGTTGTAGTACTGCAAGATGGGAGCGGGCACACTGAAGCCGAGGTTCTTGAGAACCATCGACTCGTCAACACCGTAGGGCATGGCCAGCATGTCTTCGCCGTTGTGCTGCAACAGCTTGGCATGGGGGATGGCTCGCGCTACAGCTGCGTTCTCGTTGCTGTTGATGATGATCTTGCGCTTGTCAGGTATTACGAGCATAGAGCGGCCCATCCCTCGAACTCAGCAATCCACGGATTTAATGACGTCTCACGGACAATCCATATTTGCCCGCCTGCCTGAGCTATGTGCGCAAGCTCACGTTCTTGATTCGCTGTAGTAGTGCCCTTGCCGAACTTTGTCTCCACAGCAAAGAAATGACCGTTGACATGGCCCACAAAGTCAGGGATACCAGCGCGACCGAAGCCGTTCGCAGGCGGCATAAACCACCAGCAATTTGGTGTGTTCTTGAGGATAGCTTTGACAACCTTTTTGACATCTTCTTCTTTCTTCATCTCTTACCTTTCAGTCTCGCGTCAGGGCAGAACCCCTTCGCTGGGCACCACGGGCACAGGCCCGATGGCTTTGTTTTGAACACGCCGAGGTCAATAACCTCCTGCACCATGTCAAAGCGTGGCTCCAGTGCCCGCCACAGTGCGTCAAGGAACCTGCGCTCATACGTGGCGTTTGTCACCTCATCGAACTTGAGCCAGATAAACGAGGTCTTCACCTTCGTCACCTGTGGGAAATGCCACATCACCATGGCTGCGAACAACTGCAACTGCGTGGGGTTCTCCTTGACCTTGCCCGTCTTGTAGTCGAGGCAGTACGCCGTGTCACCGTCCACAACCAGCACGTCAGCAATGGAGCGAATCCACACGTCTTTGGCAAACCAGTCCACAGGCTGTAGCTGCCGGTTCACAGACATCTGATGTTCAAAATACTTGTCGCCACTACGCGACGTGATCTTCTCAACCAGTGGGCCCCAGCGCTCCAGTGACTGCTTGCCTTCCAGTGTCAACGTGCTCTCATCCAGTGATCCATTGCCTTTGGCTTCCAGCACCTTATGCACACGGTCGCCGTACTCTGACGCTTCGTTCGTCGTGCTCTGTACGCGCTTGGATACGTACAGGTAATCGAACTGCGCAGGGCATTGCTCGAACGTAGACAGTCGACTGAACGACAAGGGCATCGGGTGAGTCATTTTTCTTCCAAGGTTACGGTGGCCAGTTGAACGGTGAGTTGCTCGATGAGGTCTTGCAAAATCCTGCGCCTACTCGGTGATGGCTGCGCAAACTCCTCAGGCATGGTGATCTTCATCGAGATTGGCCCGTCAACACACCGGACGCCGAACCACACCTGCGACTCGTACATGTACGCATCTTGGTGCCATTCAGCGCGTGCCCAATTTGGCAAGCGCTCAGTGGATGAGTAAGTTATCGCCATTACTTTGCGTCTCCATACGACGAGCCAATACCAGTCTCACACGATACGGGGATACTGCGGCACCACTTGGGTGTCATTGCAAGGCACTCTTCCATATACGCACGAGCTTCATCAAGTACATCATCCCGCACTACGCAGACCGCCTCGTCATGGACAGAGAGCTTCACTGGGTAGCGCTGGTTGATACGTGCAGTTTGCCACATAACGATCTGCATTGCAGCATGTTGCGATAAATTTTCTACAACTTTCGCGCCGTGCAGATGCACACGCTGACGGCCCATGAGGTATGTCCAGTCTTTACCGTCGTGCTTCAGGTCGTGGTACATCACACCGGGCTCCCCCGGACGACCAAAACCGTCCCACTGGGTGATGAACCAGCCGTTGACATCCACGTTCAGCATGGTGCATCCATTGACAATGTCGGGCAGCACTACTTCGTTGCATCTACGCCACAACTCCACAACTTTCCAATGCACAGACCTGTACAAGTCCACGATGGCGTGCGCCCTGTTCTCGTCGATCAGCTCAACGCTGGGGTCAGTGCGTTTGGCCAGCCGCACCATCTCTTGGAAACGCTTGGCACCAGCACCGTACTGTAAACCCAGCATCGCCGTCTTGCCCAAGAACCGCTCAGCCTTGTCAGTCTTGGTGATCTTGCGGCCAAACAACTTCGAGGCAAAGTCACAGTACAAGTCCACGCCGTTCTTGAGCTTCTCGGTGACATCATCTTGGCCAGCCAAAGCCATCACTGTGCGCAGCTCGATGTTCGATGAGTCGCCCACCAGCACCGTGTAACCGGGAGGGGCCAGCAAGGCGTCACGCAGGCCCGCAGAAGGGCCACGCGCAGGTATATTCTGCCAGTTGATACTGTTGCCGCCTGAGTAGCGCCCAGTGGTCTTAGCGCCCCAGAAATTCAGGAACACGGGCAGTGGGCCGCGCTGGGCAGTCTCCAGAAACTTCAGCGCACGTGTTTCAGCGATAGTCGTTTTGACTCCAAGGCGAGCCGCAACCAGCGCCTGTACGTCCGCATCGTCGGACTCCAGTAGGTCGGTGAAGTCTTTGTCTGATTTTGCGAAGGCATAGGTCTCTTTGTCGGGGTTGGCTTTACTCTGTTTTCTCGGCGGCGTAACGCCCAGCGCCAGCAGAGCTTCTGCAAATTTATCGTTCGACATGATGATGTCGCGGTTGGTCTCGGCCTTGGCCAGCAGGTCGGCTTTGCGTGTGATCTCGTCGTCATACAGCTGCTGCATCTTGGCTTGATCGCCGGTCAGCATGGGCTCTGTGAACATACGCACAGTCATGTCAATCAGCTTCATCGCCAGCGGCGGTGTAAACGGGTCGAACTTCTTGCCCAGCTCTTTGCACAGCCACGCGTCGTGTTTGCAGTACTCGGCGTACGCTGCTAATTCCGTGGGGCTAAAGTCCACACGGCGTTTGCCCATAGCCTGTACAACTTCGGTTCCTTTGTCCGGCAGGTTGTACTGCTTTACAAGGTTGCCTAACGAGTGCGATGTCAGGTACGGCAGTAACATGCGCCCTTGGGCGAGGGTGTCCATCCACAGCTTGGGCTTGATGCCGCAGCGCTGCGTCATGATGTACCCGTCGAATAAAGTGTGGTGGCAGCGCACAGCGCTGTTGGCCCAGTCGTAGTTAGCGTGTAGCCACCCTACAGTCTCGGCTTCATTTCCTGAAAACCACACAGCAGGCTCGTCGTTCTTGATGACAGCAACGCCCACAATCTCAAACTGGTCGTCATTGACGTACGCGTCAGTCTGCATCTTGCTCAGACTGAACGTCTTGGAGTAGTATGTCTCGAAGTCAACGGTGAGGATGTCCATCACTTACCCTTTGACTCAAGCTCAATAAGCAACTCAATGTAGTGCTTAGCTTTTTCCAAATCTTTGATGCCATGCTTCGCTCTCCAGCGGGACACGTACTTGATGACGTTGCCCTCGAAGTAGCCGATGCCGTTGGCGTGGATGTACTCCACGGGTTGTATGGCCAAGTCTTTGTAGTGGTTGCCAGCAACTTGTATGTCGAGGGCGCTCGTGCCGTTCGCACCTTTGCTCAACATGCTCTGCATGACTTCCTCTTCTTCGTTTGTCCAAGTCGCCAAGTCGGGGAATAGTTCGAGTTGCTGCATCACATTACCTTTGTTGCGTTAATGATACGAACGGCGTGCATGGCTTGCGACTTAGCGTCGTCCAGCGCGTTGTGTGCCACACCACTGCGCTCTAGCTTAACGTGGGGGTACAGACTCTTTAGCGTGCGATAGCATCTGTCGTTCCAAAAATCCCATGGCTGCTTTACACCTATAGCGCGGTACGCGTTGCTTAGGATTACGTTGTCGAACGTGGAGCCGTTACCCCATAGCGTTGCTCCTGCCGGGAACCAAGCCGAGAACTCACCTAACACTACCTCCAATGGAGAGTTGACTTTCTTAAACACCGCCCGCGATTGTTCAGTCTGCTGCATCCACCACATGACCGTGCTGACATCCATCTTCAGGCCAGCATCAGCACAAGACTGCGGGTCTATGTTTGCATAAAACGTATCTCCGATACCAGTGTGGTCGAACGTCACAGCGCCAATCGAAATAATTACAGAGTTGCTGCCATTGCCTAGCGTCTCTAAGTCAACCATTACGTTTTTCATCGTTTTCTCCTGTGTTGATAACGTGTAGGGTCATATGCGCAGTCGCATATATCTGCTCCATGGCCTGCCGCAAGCGCAGGGCTTCATAGAACGCGTTGTTCAGTTGATGCCGTAAGTAGCGGTTCTCCGTTTTCACTTGCTCAAGTTCGTAAGTCAGTTCGTCAATCATACACGCTCCAACGCAGCAACGCCAAGCTGTCGCACTATGACGTCTTGCAAAGTCTCGCCGTCTTTGACAATAAAGATCGGTGGTCGGCGTGGCCCACCTGCTCGGACTGTATACTCGTCTTCTGGGCGGTATGTATCCATGCGTACCAGCGTGCCGTTGTCCACGTTGAGGATCGTGAACTTCAGCTGCTCGCAACCGTAGAACATATCGTCAGAGCGACCAGAGATTGACGCACCCTCCAATGGCCCCGGCCTGTAGCTCGTCTCAACTTTCTTTCTCTCTTGCTGGCGTAACGCCCAGTCAATCATTTGTTTCTTAATCCAGTTCATTTCCTGTTTCCTTTGGTTGGGTGCGGGCAATTTTCTGGCGGGGTAACAACGCACCAGATTGCTTTGTAAGTCTTACGAGGCGCTGTCTCCCAACGGTCGATGTAGGAGTCTGGCATGTTCGTTAAAACACGTCGCAGACTAGATGTTGTCATTGTGGAAAATCGTTCGAGGATTTCTCTGTACGAAAGCCCATCAGGGTTGCTACGCAGCAAAGCCCTAACGTCTTCATGTGATGTGTACCGCCGTGTCATGTGTTCTTACTCCTCAATGCGGCTTCGATTTGATGAATCCACGCCTTGCACTGCTCTTGGCTCAACCAGCTTGGGCAGTTCATATACATCTCCTCATGCGTCAGCCCAACCCAAGGGCGCTGTGCTGGTGGGGCGTGAACTGTGACAACACTTAAAGCCCAATCAAGCCACTGCTCTGCGGTCATGTCGTAATACCCAAACGGGCCAACAGAGCAAAGGTCTTCGCCAACACGAATGGCTGCATTTCGCCACGCCACAGGCTCCTGCTGTGCTGACTCATAGTCCAGACCCAACTCTCTGGCGTTCTCTGCCTTCTTGTCGAGGGCTTGCTCTACTGCGCGGCCAGCGTCGTAGCCGTAGTTCCACCCCATCTCAACCAGATCAAGCTGGGCCTCACTGTAATACTCGGTACGCGGTACGCCATGCTCCAGCACGTTGCCGCGCTTCCACTGCTCAAAGCTGCGGTAGATGTCGATCTTTGGCTCCTGCTGTGCTGGCTGCTCCTGATTCATTGCTTCTTTGCTCATTTTGTCACCTCGCGCATTTCCCAACCAAGTTGGAAGTAACTCCAGCGAACGTGGAGATTGGCGTTTGTGTAACGCCCCTTGGCCGTTTTGAAGTCAGTGTGGCCCTTCGTCCTCATGATGGCCTCGAATACCTTCTGTGCTTGTGTCATTTCTGTTTCTCCAATATAGGTGTCATCTTCCGAAGCCTGTACTCCTCACGAACGAGGGCTATGGCTTTGTCCATGTCCTTCAAGGTCACGACCTCTATCTGAGCGTCGTGCAGCTCCATCACGGAGTTGAGGGCGTTCATCTCTTGGGCCTTCAAGATAAAGTTGCCAGTCAACGCACCACGTTTGCCAACGTCACGCAGGGCTTGCAGTCCATCACGGACAACGTCAGCGTAGTCTTGCCCAAACCCAAGGCGTGCAAATGCTTCCGTAATATTTGCCATCGCAATCAGTGTGTCAATGTCAGCGTGCTTGGCTTTACCCGTGGTGAGCATCGTCATGGCTGCATGGTTCTTGATCTTCAGGTCAAGCATGAACGACGTGTGTGACCTAACAGACGATATGCTTTCCATCACAAATCCCATGGGATTAAGCAGTACGTGCTTGGGCCTGTATTTGCTGCGTTTTCTCATGGGCTACTTCCTGTTGATGAATCTTGTCCAGCACTTGGCGCAGTACCACTTTTCCCGCACCATCACGCCGCCTACGGATTCATACCGCGAGTTGCACACGTCGCACAGCTTCAGTGGTTGTGCGCGGTTGTATTGTTGTTGTGTTGGTGTATTGTTCATTGAGTGGTTTCCATCCGTAGTTTCGCCAAGTGCGTTGCACATCACAGTCTGCTGAGGGTCGCCATACATAGTCTGGATGACCGACCGGCACTAGCGGTATTGCGATGCTGCTAAATCTCAAGCCTTGATACTCGTTTTGCATGATAGTTTGCCTCATGATATTTTCTTGAACATGATGGTTCCGACGTTATCGCCACGATGCACGATGTCGTACCAGTCACCCTCTTTGGTGGCACCAGCGCGTTGCATGTCACTCAACATGACCGTCATCGAACGGCCCAGTGTCGAGATGTACACAACTCGGTTGGGCTCATCGACAGACAGCCACTCAGTGTCCTTGTCAATGTTCACGCCCAACTCCTCAAAGCCACGCACGAGTTTTGTCTCAATGCGTGTCAGTCGGTTCAGCAGTTCTTTTTCGATGTAATTGCTCATAGCAGTCCTTGTGTTAATCCCATGGGATTAGAGTGCCACCTTGACCCGTGTACCGAACGGTTCTTGTGGATGGCTGGAGCCAATGTCGGCCCAGATCATTGGGAACGGTGGCTCCTCGCACTCGCGCAAGTCGCCCTCCATGTCCGTGAAAAAGATCATGCCGCAGTAGCGGTCGTCGGTGTTGGCGAAGTGCTCGAACACAGGTTGGAAGCGTGTGCCACCGCCACCCTTGGGGCGCAGTACCAGCGGGTCGTCGCGCTCGAAGCGCTCGACGTGAGTCACGGCGTAGTCGCAGTACACAACCTCGACGAACGATGGCTGCAAGTCGTCAACGATGGCCTGAATCTCGGCAGCGATCTGGTCGCACTCCTTTGGCCCCATGGAGCCAGAGGTGTCAAAGCCGATGGCCAAGCCACCCAGTGCGTCAGAGCGCAGCGATGGCAGGTACAGGCCGGAGCCGATGAACCTGCGTGATGGGCGTGTGTAGGTGTAGTCAGCAGCGCATGACTCGGTCATCATGGAGCGGCACACATCTTGCCAGCGAACCATGGGCTCACCGACACGCTCAAGCACACGGTCGATCATGCTGGAGCCTTGGCCGCAGTCCTTAGCCATCTTGGCAGACGCAACGATGGTCGCCTCCATGTCCACACGGGTCGCGTCGTCCTGAGCATCCTCAAGGTCGCCAGTGCCATCGAAGCCACCGCCCATGCCGTCATCCTCATCACCCTCGTCGCCAGAGCCACCGCCCTTGGACTTCTGCTGTTGCTGTTGTTCCTTGAGCTTGTTGTACACGTACTCGGAGCTGTGCTCCTCGCGCACCCACGACAGGTGTACGCCACCCTTGGGCAGTTGCCAGCCACGTGACTTGATGTACGCGTTGATGAGCGCGTCGTTGGCGTAGTTCCAAATCTTGGGGTCGCGGCCCTCACGACGCCACATGTGCATCATCACAATGTGGCAGGACTCGTGCAGCACGAGGCCGAACAGCTCCTCGTCAGTGAGGGGCTCGCACCATGTGGGGTTGTACCGTACCCATGTGCCGTTGGTGCCAGCGGTGGGAACCTTGTCAGAGACCTCGCGCTTGACGCGGGTCATGACCGCTGCGATGAAAGCCTCGCGCAGTCCGAGCTTGCTGTACGCAAGGTCAAGTCGATCCATAAGTGTTGCCATGATTATCTCCAGTGAATAAGTGAATCAGTGTAGTCGTCGTCCGACAAAGCGAATATCGCTTCGGCGTATAGTTTAGCAGAGTCGATGTCCTCGTGCCAAGTGACATCGTACCCCTGCTTGTAGAACTGGAACTGCAAAGGAACCATGCCATTTGCTCTGCGCTTTACAGCCCAGTCGTAGATGTTGACGTGCGCATAACGGCGGTATTTGATACGGTCGTCTTTGGTGTCGAACGGTACGGCGATGCGAGCCATCCAACCACCATCCTTCTGCTCATGCCATTCCAGTGTGCCTTTCTTTAATCCCATGGGATTAAGCTCCATGCTCTAGCGTGAACAGAGACTTGATGTACAGCTCAGCTTCATAGAAGTCACCGAACTCTCTGATCTCGTCGAAGTTGTTACGTGTCACGACCCAGCCAAACGAGCCATCAGTGAACACGGCGTGGCCGTTGTACAGTGGGCGCAGGATAGCGAACGTCTCACGCACAGCGTAAGGGTTGCCGCGTTTGTACTTGGCCTGCGACACGGTGAACGCAGTCCAGACAGAGCCATCGTTACTCCACGTAAGTGTTGGCCTGCCTTGTATCGGATGTTTGACTGTAGCCATCACTTCATGCTGAACGCAGACTGGTTGGCCACGGCCCACTTGGTGAACGCAGGCGACTTGGTGATCGACTTGTCACGCTTGTGTGCCAGCTTGATCGTCAGGGTCTGCACCTCACCGGGCATCTTCTCCAAGAACTTCCATGCCTTGTCGAAGTTGGTCGCGTCAAGGCGTGTGGCCAAGCCCATGGCGACGCAGTACCGCACGTTAAGCTCCTTGGGCACAGGCACATCCTTGCCTTGCAAGATGTCCTCGATGCGTGGCATCGACTCCCAGACACGCAGGTGTGTCTCGAAGATCATGGCAGCTTCCTCACCAACGTCACCCTTGAGCAGCTCGACACGGTCTTGCACAGGCAACTCTAGGTCAACCACGTGCGATGCAGCGAACCACGAACGTGGCGACGGGAACGGCTTGATGTCGCCAGTGGGCTCGAACTTGTGCAGCAGGTCAGGACGATCCTGCAACAGAGACAACACCTCGGGGCGGATGCCGCGTGTAATGGCGTGGCTGACGAAGTCGTCGATGGTGGTGGACACGTCGATGTCACACATGCGGTTTTGCAATGGCGCAGCGAGGTTAAACGTGACACCGCGATCTGTCTTGCGGTTGCCAGCAGCGATGACCATCCACTCGGCAGGTATGCCGAAGTCTTCAGGTGTCAGGCACAGCTGGTACGCGGCAGCCTGCACAGCAGGCGGGGCGGATGTGATCTCGTCGAGGAACAAGATGCCAGCGCCGTCAGCAGGCAGGAAGTCAGGGCGTGCCCAGTGTGTGCGGCCTTCCTTGACGTGCGGGATACCGCGCAGGTCTGTGGGGTCCATCTGTGCCAGACGCAGGTCAATGACACCGTGCCAGTTGGACACGTGCTCGCCAAGGAGTTGGCTGGTTTGAAAGACGATCTCGGACTTGCCGATACCCGATGGGCCGCGCAGGAATGTGGTGCGCTTGCGGGTGTTCTCGTTGAGGTAACGCTTAACGAGGATGGGGGTGACGTGAGAAATACGCATGATGAAACTCCAGTTGGTAAGTGAATAAATGAACAAGTAATCCCACGGGATTAAGGCTCCCGTGTGGGCCTAGTTTACTCGGGCTCCGAGTTGAGGGCAAGCGTAGCGTAGTCAGCAATCGTGAACACCTTGAGTGATGGTCGGTCGTTGGTGACAACGAGCTTGTGGCCTTTCTTGTCGTAGTCGTACTCGATGTAGTCAGCGTTGCACAGCACCTTGAACAGCGCATACGCATCGTCTGCATTGAGCACCATGGTCTGGCATTTGTACGGTATCTCGACAATAGCCATGGGTTTCTTGGTGTCGATCATGGTTTACTCCACACGCAACACGATGACAGAGCTGTTCTCTCTGTCGAGTGTCGTTGTCACCACACCGGGGCCGAAGTGGGTGGTGCTGAACCCAGCGATGCTAGACCGCAATGACTCGATTGGCACGTGACTTGGGCAGTCTACGCCGATCACATCACCAGCCTTCATGCTCATGAGCGGGGTCTTGTAGTCAACCTCACTGAGCACCAGCACACGTTTGTTACGCGCACTGGGCTTGACCACTGTGAGGTCTCCATGCTCTGTGCCATCGGCCTCGATGATCTTGAACTGACAACCGAAGTTGGTCAGGTGACGTACATACTTTGCGATTGTTTCTTTCTTAATATCTACCATTTTAGTTCTCCAGCATTGAGTTGATCGAGTCGAGCAGGGCAGCGGTCTGCACGTTGACTTCCTTGCGCTTGTCAGGGTTGTCGCGCAGTTGTTGTGGGTGTGGCGTGACCTCGACGATGGTCTTGGCCAAGTCATTGATGTTGTCAGGCAGCACGTCAGCGAACGACTGCAACAGCGAGATTTCCTCCATGATGTTCTCACACACAGAGTCGCGGAAGATGGGCGGTCTGACCTCAGTGACACCAGTCTTCTTGTTGACCAGCTCGCGCTCTGTCTTGTTGGTGACATCGTGTAGCTTCTGCACAACATCTTTGAGACGCTCCAGCGGAGCACGCATCATGTTGTCCATGGCTTCCTTGGTAGCCTGCTCAACCTCGGCACGCAGCGCATCCATCTCGTCGTCCTGCATGGCGACACGGAAGTCCTGCACGTCAGTGACAGGGCGGTAGTTGACACGGAAGCGGAAGTCGCTCTTGAGGTCAGTCAGGTCAGGGTAAGCACTGGGGTCGAACAGATCGCCTTGGCGCTGCTGTGCCTGCTGCATGACGTTGCTCCAGTTGTTGAGGAACGCAGTCACACACTGGTCGAACTCCAGCTGGAATTTACCGATGCGCTCAGTGAACTCCATGAAGCGTGCTATGGGCAGCAGGTTTTCGCTGCGTGTCCACTTGTATGTGGTGCTCTCGATGTAGGCACGGGCTGAAGACTCGACAGCCATGATGGGTTGCACCAGCGCTTTGGGGTACAGGTCTTTGCGGTACTGGCCTGCACCGTAGGCGTTGTTGGCGACCTCGGCAGACACGGTGGCCTTCTCGTCTTTCTTGGTCATCTGGGGCTTGGACACGTTGAGTGACACAAGCAGGGCATGGTTCTTGATGGACATAATGGTTCCTTGTGGTTAATCCCGTGGGATTAGTTGGTTGATGTTTTGCCTTTGGGCCAGCCGAGCTTGGACAGATCGGCAATCACGTTGGCCAGCGCGGGCAGGTTCTTGGACATGGGTGCTTCCTCCGCCGGGTAATACTTCTCGAACTCGGGCAAGCGAGTCATGAGCGCTTTGCGCGTGGTACACCCCTCGATGGCACCTTGGAGTTTGCTCTGGGCCGCATAGATGGCTTCGTCCTCGTCCTTGTATGGCTGGGCCAGCTCATCGACCTTGGCCTCGGAAACGTCGCCGACCACCACATCACGTGTGTCCCAGTTGTGGTAGTCGTAGAGCAAGTCGCCGAAGTAGTGCGTCTTGAGCGCACCGGGCGTGGTCTTGTACACCTTGCGCACATCTGGGCTCATGGCCTTGACGATGGCAGCTTGCAAGTCTGCACGGCGCTTGGCTTTGTCGGGCTTGGGCACATCGTTCATGATGGAGCGGACGATGGACTGGCGGACGTATTTGTCGATTTTCACGGGGTTCTCCTTAGATGTTGTTGCGTAAAACTTGCATGACGGCAGCGTCGAAGTCAGAGTTGTCAGCGTCGATGGGGTTGTCGCTGTCGCTGTCGTCGTTCTCGATGCTGTCGAGGCGAGTCTCGACCTCGTTGAAGCGGTCGTCGACGATGATGCGCACCTCCTCGCGGATGAGCGTGTCAGACTCCAGTAAGCGCAACATGGCGAGCTGCACCGACTCGGGCTCCAGCGTGGCAGTGGCCGTACCCTCGGCTTTCAGTTTGCAAATGACTGCGTCTGCGACAGTGTCGACGAGTTGCTGCATGGCAGCATTGATGATGGCGTTGGTATCCATGATGATCTCCAGTAAGTGAGTGAGTGAGTTGAAGTGAACAAGTAATCCCATGGGATTAAGCACCCCATGGTGGTGACAGCGAACCGTAGTGCGTCTGTCTGGTATCTATTATACCAATATATCGTCAGTTTGTCAAGTCGAAGGCTTTA